AATTAGGTCATTAGATGTCAATAATGTTGAAAATAGACGTGATAGTTCATCACCAATTAGTGAAATTTTTGAAGAATCTTCAAATAATTTAGAATATTCAGTTTCTGGTTATTTTGAAAAGTTAAGAGACTCATTTAAGGATAATGTAAATTCACCTTCAGGTATAATTGGATGGGCTTATGATGGAAATCCAATATATGGTTCATATGGATATGATGATCCTTCAATTACTAATAATTCACGAAGATTACTTACTGGTTATGTAAAAGACATCACTAATATTTCTGATAGACCATTGGGATTTGATGCTGGATTCTTTGTTGAAGATTATAAATTTCTTGATAATGGTGATCTTGATAAGTATAATGGTAGATATGCCAAAACATTAGAATTTCCTAATGGTGTTTATGCTTATTATGCTGCAATTGATTTGGATGGAAATCCTGAATTTCCATATTTTATAGGTGAATGTTATAGGTCTAATACTTTAGAAGAAAATAAAACTCTTGATCAAACATTTGATTTTAATAATTCAGACTTACTTAGAAACACTTTTCCACATAAAATATCTGATGAATTTGCTAATAATGATTTTATTGTTGAAACAAATGAAATTACAAGACAAAAAACAGTTATTGAGTCTGTAACTGATGGATTTGTTAATAATTTTGAAATTATTAGTAATGGTAGTAATTATAAAGTAAATGATAATGTATCATTTGATAATACAGGTACAAGTGGTAGTGGATTAATTGCAAAAGTATCTTCAATAGAAGGAAAAGATATTACAACAATAGAAACTAGTGTAGAGAATTTCCCAACAGCAACATTTACATATGTTAATGATGAGAATATAAAAGTTACTATTCTTCCACAACATTCTTTAAGGAATAATGATGATATTATAATTTCTGGACTTAGTACTTATCTAACTGAGTTAAATGGATTTCACAAAATAGGAATTACTTCATATTACTCAAATTTAATTTCTCCACTTGGAGCAGGAGCTGCTACAACAGAGGTATATGTAAATCATATTCCAAATGACGTTTCTATTGGGTCTAGTATTGGAATTGGACCAGAAACTGCAAAATTATTAGATATTTACAGAAATCTTAATATACTTAGGATTGAAAGAGGATTACCTGGTACTTCTCACAGCATATCTACAAAATTAGAATTTAAACCAGATTCATTTACAATTCCTAAAAAAGTAGATTATTTTGAGTCTTCTATTAATAAATTAGCATATTTTAATGCTAGAGAGTCTGTAGGGGTTGGTAGTACAGCTGGTGTAGTTGGATATACAACAACGTTTGATTTTGGAGATTCTCAGGTTACAAGAAATATTCAAACTAGATCAATTTATATTGAAAATCACCCATTCGAAACTAATGAAGCAGTTACTTTAACTGTACCTACTGGTGGTACTCTTGCAATTTCAACAATTGGTATTGATGCTATTGGTGTAATACCACCATTTAATTTACCAATATCTGGACTTACTACTACTGTGTATGTTGTTAATAAGTCAATAAACACTATTGGAATAAAGACTGGTATTGGTACTGATCATAATGGTAATGAATATGAAGAAGTTTATTTCCGTAATACTCCAGGTCAATTAGTTGATAATGATAAGTATCTCTTAGAAACACAATCTATTCAAAAACAAGGAGTAATTGATAGAGTTAATACTGTAGTTTCTGTTTCAACTTCTCATGAATTGGTGGTAGGTGATAAAGTAAATCTAAATGTTATACCAAAGCTTTCTGTTGGTATTGGTACAACATCTACATCTGTTGCTGTTAAATGGGATGATGATATTAAACATATTGTTGTTAATTCACGTACTATAGATGCTTCTAAGATCAATACTACAACCAATCAATTAGAAATACTTAGACATAACTTAAATACTGGAGATAGGGTTAGTTATTCATCAACATTACCTATTTCTGGTTTATCTACAAATACTTACTATACATTTAAAGTTGATGATAATAATATTAAGCTTTGTGATACACTTATAGATTCTAATGCAAATCCACCTACTGTAGTAAGTTTTGCTAGTACAGGTGGTCAAGATCATACAATAACTCCAATCAATCCAAGAATTACGGCAACTCAAGGTACTAATTTAGTATTTGATTTATCAGATTCTTCATTAAGTGATCAATATTTAAAAATTTACTATGATAATGAGTTTAATAATGAATTTGTTTCTACAGGAACAACTGAAGGATTTACTATAACAGGAATTAATACTACTGCTGGAGTTGTAGGTGCTGCATTAACGATTAATTATAATACTGAGAAAACAAATATATTACCTAAAAAATTATATTATACTCTAGAAAAATCTGGATATTTAAGTACTGCAGATACTTTAGTAGAGAATTACTCTGAAATACTATTCATTGATAGTACATATACCTCAGAGCATGTAATTACTGGAGTTGGAACTACTACAATCAATATTTCTTTAAGTGAGATTCCAGAAAGATTATCTTATGCTTCTTCTGAATGTTCAACGATAAAATATACTACCAATTCTACTAATGTACAAGGACCTATAGATAATATTGATATTATTTCTGGTGGAAGTGGATATAAACAATTACCAGATTTCTCATCAATAACTTCTACTAATGGAGTAGATGCTGCAATAGTTGCAAAATCAAAGACTATAGGTAATGCAAAGAAAGTAAGAATTATCAATGAAGGATTTGAATATTCATCAGATAAGACCTTACAACCAAATGCTGATATATCCCCATTAATCACCATTAGAGATTCAAATACTATAGGAATTGTTACAGTTACTAATGGTGGAAGAGATTATGCTACTGCCCCTAATATTGTAATTGTTAACAGTGATAGTGGTAAAGTAATTGATAGTGGAATTTTAGAAGCAAATATTGTAGGTAATTCTATTGATTCTGTAGATATAATACAACCACCGAAAGGACTTTCTGAAAAAACAACAAAATTATATGCCACGAACAATACTAATGGAATTAGTATTGTTGAAGTATCATCTCCTACCGCAGGTATTGGAACTACATTTGCATGTGTTTTAACAACACCAGTACTTGGTTTCCCAACACCACCATTTAAAATTGGAGATAAAGTATTCATAGAAGGAATACAAAAAGTTGGTGCTGCAGGATCTGGATTTAATTCTGAAGATTATGGATTTAAATTCCTTGAAGTGGGTTATTATGACACTAGTGGAACTAGAGATACAGTAACAATTAATGTAGTTGGATTAACAACTACTGTTGGTGTTGCCAAAACAGTCCAAGATTCATTTGGAACTATAATACATGAGGATGATTATCCAACATTTACAATTAGTCAAAAACAATCTAATTTCCTTATTGGGGAAAGAATTATTAGTGATGGTATAGAAAGAGATTTATATATTGCTAATACTGATGTGAAGGGATATATTAAAGTAAATGGTACTTATAACTTATCTCTAAATGAAATCATTAGTGGTAAAGAATCTGGATCTGTAGCAACAATAGACAGAATTATCAATAATTCTGGAAGATTTAAAGTTAATTATGCAAATAAGAAAGATATTGGTTGGGAAGACAATATTGGAAAATTAAATGAAGATTTCCAAGTAATTGCTGATAATGATTATTATCAAAATCTTTCATATACCATTAAAAGTCCAATTACATGGAAAGAACTTAGTAGTCCTGTCAATAATTTAGTCCATACTAGTGGAATGAAGAATTTTTCAGATACTGGAATATCTTCAACTGCAACTGTTGGTATTGGTAGTTCAAGTGCTTCAACTATAATAAAAGATGTATTTGATGAGCGTAGAGTAGATACAGTATATGAATATGATTTAGTCAAGGATGTTGATTTGGTTGGTGAATCATCCAAATTCTTAAATTTCAAGACTAAGAAATTAACAGATTACACTCTTTCCAAAACTAACGCAGTTCTAAAAATAGACAATATAAACAATTTATTCTCTAGTTTAGATAGCAGTACTCAAAGTTATGTAGATCTCTTTAAGCTACCCTCAACAGTTACATATGATCATCTTTTAATAAGAATTAATGAAGCTTTTGATAATACCAATCTTCAATTAACTGAGTTAGTTATTATTAATAATGGAACTAATAATTTCTTATTGGAAAAAGGAAGTATTGATAATGTTGGAATAGCAATGACTCATGTTGTAGATGAACCATATGGTACATTCTCAATATATGAAGATTTAACTGATAGTTATCTAAGATTTACACCTCGTGATCCAATTAACATAGATTATGACTTAAAGTATCTTAGATCTAGCTTCAGATCTATTTCTAGTGGAATTGGTACAGCATCAGTTGGGTTTATTGATTTAACTGGAACTGCTGTAGGTGTTGCTTCAACAACATCAGTATCAGGAATAACGAGTTCTATTATAGAAATTGGAACTCATAAAGTTAATTCATTATATGTCAATACTCAAGTTATTGATAATGAAACTAATGATATGAATTTTGTTGATATATATCTGACTCATGATGGATCTGATACTTATCTTACTGAATATTATTTCGATTCAAATGCAGAAAGTTATTCAGGATCTCTTATTGGTTCATTTAATGCTGATATTAGTTCTGGTTTATTAGCATTAAAATATACAAATGATACAGTAAATGATGTTACTCTTAAATCTAAGATTGTTGGTTTTGGAACAACTACTGTTGGTGTAGGTACATATAGATTTAAATTAGATGCACAAGATGCTGGACAAGAAAGAACAGTAATATATCAATCACATTATGAAAAAACTACTGGTGCAGCTGCAACAACTGTATTTACTTTAAATAAAAACTTATTTAATACTGTCAAATCATCAGTTGAAGTCGGTATGGGGGCATCTAAATCCCTTCATCAAATTCTGACTATTAATGATCTTCAACAATCTAATGTATATGTTCAACAAGGACCTTTCCTTTCTGTAAAAGGTAGTGGAATTGGAATAACTGATTCACAGAGTGGAATGGGAACATTTGGTGGTTATTATTCTGGAGATAACTTCATTCTAAAATTCTTCCCAGATGCAGCAATGTCATCTGAACTTAAAATTTCATCATTCAATGAATGTTTCTACACTACTGTCGATACTGTCAATACTCCACCAGATCATACTTATGGAAATATTACAGAATCTGTAGGTATTACTCAATATAATGGACTTGAGGGAAGACGTATTGAAAGAACTGAATTCCCTGTGACTTATAATGGAGATCCTATTTTTGCAAAAACCTTTAATCCAACTGATTCTACCCAATTGAATTTAAGTACAGGATTATTCACTATAAAAAATCATTTCTTTAGTACAGGTGAAGCATTAAATTATACTCCTAAGTCTACATTTGTTGGTGTTGGATCAACTGCAATGACTGATAGTGGTGGTACAGCTATACCATCTACTGTATATGCAATTAAAGTTGATGATGATAGTTTTAAAATTGCTACATCAAGAAGTAATGCAGAGGCAGGAACCAATGTTTCCTTTGGATCTTCTGGTGAAGGAAATGCACATGAACTTTCAATGGTTAAATCCAATGAAAAGTCTGTTATAACAATTGATGGAATACCACAATATCCATTAATTTATACTAAAGTTGCTCATACTCTATCTGGAAATATTGGTGGTCAAATTGGTAAGGGAACTACAATATTCTCTTTGAGTGGAATAGGAACAATAAATCCAGAAGATATTTTGAGAATTAATGATGAATATGTAAAGGTTGATAATGTTGGTCTTGGAACAACTGCAGTTGGACCAATAACTGGAGTTGGAGCATCTACATTAATTCAAGTTGAAAGAGGAGTTGTTGGATCAACAGCAATAATTCATTCAGATACATCAACTGTAAGAGTTTATAAGGGTTCATATAATATTGTTGGTAAGAATCTTAATTTTATTGAACCACCTACAGGAAATCCAGCAATCACTAAAGATGAAAGTAATTTAGATCCTTTAAGGTCTGATTTCACTGGAAGAGTATTTTTAAGAAGTAATTATGATACAAATCAAATATATGATGATATTTCTGATCAGTTTACAGGTATAGGTAGAACATTTACTTTAACAGTAGGTGGAGCAAATACTGCTGGAATTGGAAGTACTGGTGGTAATGGTATTCTGTTTATCAATGGCATATTCCAAACTCCTACTACAGTTAATAATCCATTGAATAATTATGATTTAGATGATGGAGATCAGATTGCAGGAGTAACAACTGTCACATTTACAGGTATAGCAACAAATGATGGATCTACTGATGGTGGAGAAATTTATGCTTCCACAAGTGATGTAAATATAAATCAATTGCCAAGAGGTGGTGTTATTGTTTCTTTAGGTTCTTCTGGTGGACTGGGATATGCACCTCTTGTTGGATCTAAGGTAAGACCTACATTTGATGTAAATGGATCTATTACAAGCGTTGTTGGGTTTGCTACAACTGGTTCTGCACTCTCAATTAGTACTGCTTCATATGATAATACGACTGGATTAATGACAGTCACCACTGTAAAAGAGCATGGATTTGTTCTTGGTGAAACAAATGAAGTTACTATGGTTGGACTTCATTTTGCATGTGCTGCTGCTCATGCTGGTGTTACTACTACTATATTCCCAGATACTGTCAATAATAGACCATTTTCTATCTTAGGAATTTCTTCTATTAATACATTTACTGCTGATGTTGGTGTATCTACTATCCCCCATAATTATGTTGGACAAGGAACTGTGTTCTCTTGGTATGGTGACTCAACATATGGTCAGGGATATAATGATGTTATTTCTATTGGAGTAGCAGTAACAGATAAAGGATATGATCATAGATTTATAAGTGCTGATAATGATTCAATCCTTGTTGCTGGAGTAGGTGCTTTAACACCCACAGATGCATTCTATGAATCTCATTCAGGTAGATTAATATTAACTATCAATAACCACAATCTTACTACCAGTAATGTAATAGGAATTGGTACTCGTTCATTATTATTTACATGCTCTAGAGATAATCATTTAACGTCTCACAAATATCCAAGAGCTGGTGCGACTCCAAGTTCTTCTATTGGAGATCCAATATACAATAATATGGCAATACCAATTGTAGCAACTACAACAAACACTATAGAAGTTAATGTTGGTGCTGCATCAAGTGGTAGTGGAGCAACTATAACTGCACATCCAGTTGGAGTTAATACACATATCTTTGTAACTGGCAAATCTGGTGGAATTAGAAGACTTAGTGGCACACCTGGTAATCTTACTGCATTAAGTGGCACTTTATATGATCCTTCTACTGGTGTATTAACAATTAAGAGTGGATCTCATAGTCTTAGTGCAGCAACATCTAAAAATATAACTGGTGCTGATTATACTGCTACAACAGGAATAATGACAGTTACTTCAGCATCGCATGGATTCAGTACTGGTGATTATGTTAAGATTGCTGAAAACTCATTAACATTTACCTGTGATCTTGATGGTGGTGTTAGTAGTCATACTTATCCAAGAAATACTGATCCAATTTATAATCAGTGGATAAAAATTGCAAATGCACTAACCAATACATTTGAACTTCAAGTTGGTATTAGTACAGCAGGAAACTATGCTCATACTTATACTGGTGGAACTGCTACAAATGCAGTTAAGAAAGCAAATAGTTTTATTGGAATTTCCACAGGTGCTATAACATTTACATGTGCTCAAGATAGTCATAAGACTATTCATACATATCCAAGAACAACTGATCCATTCCATTGGACAGACGGTAAAGTATTGGGTGTTGAAACTGCTGCATCTGCCACATTATTTACTGTAAATGTTGGTAAATCTCCAAATGGAAGTGGTGGTGCACTTACATTTAATATTGGTGCTGCTGGTACAAATTATACTAATCCTAAGATCTTTGTTTCTGACCCAAGTTATGATACTCTTTCTGTTAGAGGAATATCACGTTTAACAGGTGGAACTGATATTGGTACAGGTCTTTTGGTTGATGTTAGTGTTGCTGGTGCCTCGACTGTTGGAGTGGCTTCTGATACATATGAAGTTAATGAGTATAGTATTTCTAGAAATGGTTATGGATTTAGACGTGGAGATATAATTGCACCTGTTGGATTAGTTACTGCCAGAACATTACAAGCTCCAGTATCAGAATTCCAATTAACTGTTGATAAAATTTATTCAGATTCATTTGCTGCATGGCAATTTGGTGAATTTGATTTCATCGATCCAATTCAAAAATATCAGGATGGATCAAGAACAAGATTCCCATTATATTACAATAATCAATTATTAAGTTTTGAAGCACAGGATGATTCTTACATTGAACTTCAAAATTTATTGTTCATAACCATTAATGGTATAATTCAAGATCCAGGAGTTGCGTATCAATTTGATGGTGGAACATCATTTGTCTTTACTACAGCACCAAAAGAAGATGATAAAGTTGCAATATTCTTCTATAGAGGAACAAGAAATGTTGATGATTCTTTAGTTACAGGAATTAATCAGAGTTTAGAAAAAGGAGATACTGTAAAGGTTATCAGTAATAATGCTATTCGTGCAACAAAAACACAGGATGATAGATTAATATTTGATTTAACAAGTGCAGATAAACTAGAATCTAATGTTTATTCTGGTATAGGTGTAGATGATCAGAATTATAAACCACTTAGTTGGACTAAGAAAAAGAGAGATAGAATGATTAATGGTGAATTAGCATCTAAATCAAGAGATTCTATAGAATCACTTATATATCCAACAGCAAGAATAATTGGTGATATTGATACATCACAAACATCAATATTTGTTGATAGTACTGAACTATTTGATTATGATTCTGCTACTGATTTTTCAGGATTAATAGTTTCTGAGGATTCATATCCAGTATCTGCTGCTATAACTGCTACAGTATCTGCTGCAGGAACTATTGCTGGATTGCATATTACTGATGGTGGAAGTAATTATATTACTGCACCTAATGTTTTAATTACAGCACCATCCTCTCAAATTGGAGTTGGTGTTGGATCAACTGCAGTTGCAACATTAAGTATATCTGGAGTTGGAACTGTTAATGGATTTGCAATTACTAATTCTGGATTAGGATATACAATTGCACCAGATATCTTAGTTTCACCACCAGGTCCAACTATTGAAAATATTAGTAGTATTGATGTTATCCAAGGATTCTCTGGAATTGTAACTGGTATAACTACAACAACTGTTGGTGTTTCTACTTTAGGATTTAAATTCTTCTTAAGTAAGTCTAATTCAACATGGACTGGAATGGATGTAGGAAATCCAGTTTATATTTTTGATACTAACTTGGGACTTGGTGGCACATCAATTGATAATACAGGAAGTGATGCTGCTGTAGTTGGAGTTGGAACTACCTTCTTAGATAATGTATATACTATTCAACATATACAGACATCTGGAACTACAGGTATTATTACCTGTTTAATGGCAAGTAATCCAGTTGGAATTGCCACTTCAATGGGCACACAGACCATTGGTAAGTTCTCTTGGGGTAAACTTGGTGGAATTGCTAGAGCGTCCTCCCCAGTATCTATAGGGGTCACTGGTAACACTGTAGATGTGGGAATAACAACGTTCCCAACCATACAAAGAAGAGGTACTGGATTGAGAAGTACTGGTGCTCTTCCAAAACTCTTATAAATATCTAAAAAACTATTTAAGATGCCAGCCGTCGTAACAGATCAATTTAGAATATTAAATGCAGGTAATTTTGTAGATTCTGTACTGGATACTAGTAATTCGTATTATGTATTTTTAGGACTCCCGAATCCAGCAAATCCTGCATCTGGTTTTGGTAGAACCACTTCAGACAATGAATGGAATACTAATACTCCAAATCCAACTGATAATTTACAATATAATAGTCATTATAGAGACACTGCTTTATTTGGTAAAAAGGTTACTAGTAGTAATGTTAGAAGATTAATAAGAAAAGTTAATTGGACTAGTAATACACGTTATGATATGTATCGTCATGACTATAATATTTCAAATCCTGCACCAAATTCAAATACAAGTAGATTATATGATTCTAATTATTATGTAATTAATAGTGATTTTAGAGTTTATGTTTGTATAGAGAATGGTTCTTCAGGATCTAATTTGAAAGGTAATGTATCCAAAGATGAACCAACTTTTACTGATTTAGAACCTACAGCAGCTGGAACAAGTGGTGATGGATATATTTGGAAATACTTATTTTCAGTCTCTCCTAGTGATATTATAAAATTTGATTCTACAGAATATGTTGTAGTTCCTAATGACTGGAGCACCTCAACAGATAATCAAATTCAGAATGTTAGAGAAGCAGGTGATTCTGATATCAACCAAAATCAAATTAAATCAGTTTATATTGCAGATGGTGGTGCAAACTATTCTGCAGGAATTGTTGATATATTAGGTGATGGAAGTGGAGGAAAAGTATCAATAACTGTTGATTCTGGAGGAACAATAACTAAAGCATTAGTAGTTGTTGGTGGAAGTGGATATACTTACGGTATAGTTGATCTGGGAACGTTGCAACCTGCTGGATCTATTCCAGACCCTGCTAAATTAATACCAATTATCCCACCTTCGAAGGGTCATGGATATGATGTCTATACTGAATTAGGTACAGATAAAGTATTAGTATATGCTAGATTTGACGATTCAACTAGAGATTTTCCAATTGATACCAAATTTTCTCAAGTTGGTATTATAAAAAATCCAACTGAATATACTTCATCATCTGTTTTTAGTGGAAGTGATTATTCATCTTTACATTCTATAAAACTTACTTCGACTGGTTCAACACCTACTGTTGGTGTTAAAATGGAACAAACAGTGACTGGAGGAACTGCTAAAGGATATGTTGCTTCATATGATTCTGAAACTAAAGTTGTAAAATATTTCCAAGATAGGTCTTTATATTTTGGTAACGAAAAAGATCAAACTGATTGGAATACTGTTACTAGTACTTCTAAAATATTATCTTTTGAATCTTCAGGAAATAGTATCTCTCCATTTACTGGATCTGTAGATACTGGATTTAGTGGTATTAAAACCACCATAAATTCAAAAGACGTGAATTTGGGAGTTGTTTTTACAGATGGACTTGCTACTCCAGAGATAAATACAAAGACAGGTGATATAATTTATATCAATAATAGACCTCTGGTACAAAGAGATTCTAGACAAAAGGAAGACATTAAAATCATCTTGGAATTTTAAAGAAAAATGACACAAAAAACCAATTTAAATATTAGTCCATATTATGATGATTTTGATGCTGAAAAGAACTTTTATAAAGTTTTATTTAAGCCAGGATATCCAGTACAAGCAAGAGAATTAACTGGTCTACAATCAATTCTGCAAGGACAAATAAATGACTTTGGAACCCATATGTTTAAAGAGGGTTCTGTAGTTATTCCAGGTAATCTTGTATATGATGGACAATTTTATGCGGTAAAATTAAATTCTTCAAATTTAGGTGTTGATATATCTTTATACATTAATAATTTTGTAGGAAAGAAAATAACAGGACAGGTATCTGGAGTTACAGCAAAGATTCAACATGTAGAATTGTCTGGTTCTGATGTAGATGATATAACAATATATGTAAAATATATAGATTCTGATAATAATTTTGTATTTACTCAATTTGAGGATGGGGAATCATTAAGTGCCACTGAGAATGTAGAATATGGAAATACAACAATTGTTGCAGGAGCACCTTTTGCTACTTTACTATCTGCAAATTCAACTGCTACGGGATCTGCAGCTTCTATTGGTGATGGTGTATTCTTTATTAGGGGTTATTTTGTAAATGTTGAAAAACAAACTATAGTTCTAGATTATTATACTAATACTCCATCATATAGAGTTGGATTAAAGATTGATGAAACTATTGTTAATGCAAAGGAAGATGAATCTTTATATGATAATGCTAAAGGATTTACTAATTATGCTGCACCTGGTGCAGATAGATTTAAGATAGGATTATCTCTTACTAAAAAGTTATTAACTGATACTAATGATACTGATTTTGTTGAAATTTTAAGAGTTAAAAATGGTAAATTACAAAAGTTTAATAATAAAACTCAGTATAATATAATTAAAGATTGGATAGCAGAAAGAACGTATGATGAATCTGGTGATTATGCAGTAGATCCATTTAATCCTTCAGTACATAATTCTTTAAATGATAGAATAGGTAATAATGGTATATATTTTGATAATGAAAAAACAGAGGATGGAAATACACCTTCTGATGATTTAATGTGTGTTAAAATATCTCCAGGAAAGGCATATGTAAGGGGATATGATGTTGATAAAATAGGAACATCTATTGTTGATGTTGATAAACCAAGAGAAACTGAAAAAATAGAGAATTCAAGTATTCCATTTAATATGGGAAATTTATTGCAAGTCAATAATGTAACTGGAATACCAAAACAAAGAGCAACTATAGATTTATATAATAGATTAGTAGGTGATAGTGGATCTAAAATAGGGGATGCAAGAGTATATACAGTTAATCTTACTTCTTCTGAATATTCAAATGGATCTACGAAATATGATTTAAGATTATATGATATTCAAACATATACCAAATTAACTTTAAATCAAAGTGTTGATGCTGATGATATTCCTACTACTGCTTTTGTAAAAGGTAAAAGTAGTGGTGCTAGTGGTTATGCTGTTTATGCTGGTGGTAATAGTGAATATATTTACTTAAGACAAACTTCTGGTAATTTTGCTAAAGGTGAAGGATTAATTGTTAATGGAATAGAAATTTCAAGAATGATTAATGAGTTTGTTGTATATGGAACTCAAAATATAAAATCAGTAAAACAAACTGGAGTTACTGGTTATCCTGATTTCACTGCTGATTCTGTGCTTGAAAGATTCAGAATGCCTGGTAGTATTAATCAGATAACAATTCCAGCAGTACTTAGTGGAGTAGCAACAGTAGCGGCTGGAGGATTTCCATTTACTGGTATAAGAACAGATACTATTATTTCATATCAAAGATCTGGATTTTCAACAGAAACTTATAATAGAGTAACTTCTGTTGCTTCTGATAAATTAACAATAGGAATAAATTCAATAACAAATACTGCTATTAATATTGGTGCTGGTGTTACTGGAGTTTTTGATGGTCAAATATTAACTGGAGCAAATGCTTCATTAGTTACTCCATTTGCCATGGGACCTGTTATATCTAATGAAGGTGGATTATATGTACGATTACCAGATTCTAATGTTTCTACAGTAGACCTTACTGGTTCCACATTGACTATTTCTGAGCAAATAACTGGAGAATCGACTGATAGTGATGGTGAACTTACTTTTAATCTTTCATCTGTAGGAATTACTAGTGCTGCTTATGAAGCATTTGATGAAGAAAGATATTCTGTAACTTATTCAACTGGTATACAAGCACCCATTGCAAGAGATCAATTTGAACTTTCCAATAATATTATAACTATTAGAGGTTTAAGAGCTAGTCAAAGTAATGTTGTAGTAGACACAACACTTAGTAAGTTTGGAATTCAGAGTAAAGTAAAGCAATATAATAGAAGTGCTTCTCTTGTAGTATCTAGATCAAAATATAAGCAATCTGGGGTTGGTGTCAATACCTCAAATGCTGATGGATTAACATACAATAAGTATTATGGTGTAAGAGTACAAGATGAAGAGATTTGTTTAAATTATCCTGATGTAGCAAAGGTAGTATCTGTCTATGAATCATTAGATAGTTCAGATCCAACATTAGATGAGATTCAATTTACTTCAACTGCTAGTGTTCATACTAATGCTATAGTTGGAGAACATATAGTAGGTAATACAAGCAAAGCAATTGCAAGAGTTGTTTCATCACCATCAGCAAACACATTAAAAATTGTTTATTTAACAGGTGATAAATTATCAACTGGGGAAACTGTAGTATTTGATGAATCTAAATTAACTACTGAAGTTGAAATAATTACTTCAGGTAGTTATAAAATTATCACAGATTCTTTCTCTTTAGATAAAGGACAAAGAGATCAGTATTATGATTATTCTAGACTTGTTAGAAGTAATGGAATTTCAGAACCTGCTAAGAGATTATTAATTGTATTTGATTATTATTCAGTACCATCTACAGATGATGGTGATGTATTTACTGTCTTAAGTTATGATAAAGAAAGATTTGCTCAAGATATACCAACGATTGGAAGATCACGTCTAAGAGCATCAGATACTCTTGATTTTAGACCTAGAGTAGCAGTATTTGATTCATCAGCTACTACTGGATCACCATTTGATTTTAGTTCTAGAAGTTTTGATAGTACTCCTAAGTATCTTTTATCAGCAGATGAATCATCTATATTGGGGTATGATTATTATTTACCTAGAATAGACAAACTATATTTGGATAAATTTGGTAAATTTGTTTATGAAAAAGGACAGTCAAAGAAATTCCCTAAAGCACCTGAAAAAAATGATGAGTTGATGCAAATAGCAACTATCAATCTTCCACCATATCTTTACAATCCTCAAAATGCATCTTTGACATTGATTGATAATAGAAGGTATACAATGAGGGATATTGGATATATTGAAGATAGAGTAGAAAATTTAGAGCAAGTAACAACACTTTCTCTCCTTGAACTTGATACTCAAACTCTTCAAGTTCAAGATGCTGATGGAAGAAATAGATTTAAAAGTGGATTTTTTGTTGATCCTTTTACAAATAGTTCAAGAACTAATGGAAGATTATCAAAAATTCAAATAAATTCACAAGCAAATGAATTAGTTCCTATAATTAGCAGAAATTCTATAGCATCACAACTTGCAACTTTAGAAGTATCTATTCCCGAAAATGAAGATTTTGGTGAAAATTATCCAACTATAGATCCAAATATCCAAAAAACTGGAAATGCAGTAACTTTAAAATATGATGAAATTGATTGGTTAGAGCAACCAATGGCAACAAGGGCTGAAAATATTAACCCATTCCATGTAGTTGTTTATACTGGAAATGTTCAATTAAATCCAGTAAATGATACTTGGGTTAGAACAGTTCAATTAGAAGATAATAATATTCGTATTACTAGAAGTGATGTATTCACACAGGAGATTGATATTCAAGGTCAAGATGTATTAATAACAAATCGTAGACAAGAAGGAGATCGTGGAAGAGTAGTAAGTAGTGAAACTGTTACAGAAGTAGATAGTAGACAAACTATTACTGAAAATGCATTCAGTGTAGATGATGTTAATACTAGAAATCAATTAGTATCATCTGGTTCTGAATCTTTCATGAGATCTAGAAATACTGAATTTGTAGTATCTAATCTTAAACCATTTACAAGATATTATCAGTTCCTTGATGGAAATAGTGCTGTTGATTTTATACCAAAATTAATTGAAATAGCAACAGATTCAACTTTAGATATTGCAGGTGCTTCTGATGCATTTGAAATTGGAGAAACAATTATTGGATCAGTTGGTAATGTAGATTTAATTGAATTTAGACTTTGTAGTCCTAGACATAAATTCGGACAATTTAATAGTCCTACATCAATATACAATGTTAACCCATATAATAAAACAGAAGCAATATCAGAAAGTTATAGTACATCATCTAAAATTCTTAACGTTGATACTGAATCATTATCAAATCAAGCACAAGGTTTATATTCTGGATATTTAACTCAAGGAATGAAATTAGTTGGTCAAACCAGCAGAGCAGAAGCTTATGTTAAAGATTTAAGATTAATTTCTGATAATTTTGGTGATGTTATTGGAACATTTTTCTTAAGAGATCCAAATTCAAGTCCTGTTCCATCAGTAAGAATAGAAACGGGAACTAAGACATTTAAATTATCTTCAAGTTCTACAAATGAAAAGGGTATTCCTGGAAGTAATACGATTTCTTTTGCAGAGTCCAGATATAGTTCTCAAGGAAGTGTGAATAGATGGCAAAATGAAGTAACAACAACTACAACTAATGTTGATGCTATAGCAAATGTAAATACATTTACAAATGTAACTACGGAACGAGTAGAGTATGGTGATCCTTTAGCACAAACATTTATAGTTGGTGGAAATGTTCAAGCACCTTCAGATATTGATTTAAGTGATGATGTAAATGGTGTATTCTTAACATCTGTTGATCTATTCTTTGCTGAAATAGATTCTGGAAATGCTCCAGTTACAATACAAGTAAGAACTGTTGAATTGGGATTACCAACTCTAAATGTTATTGGAAAAACTGTTACATTAAGACCAAAAACAACAGATGTTAATGGAAATGTTGTAGATAATATACAAACATCTGTAGATGGAAGTGTTGCAACTAATGTTAAATTCCCAGAACCAATTTATTTGGCACCAGGTAGAGAATATGCAATAGTAGCAATTGCTCCAACTAGTGATGAGTATTTATTATGGACTGCTGTAATGCAAGAACCTTCTGTAGCTTTATCAGATATTCCACCTGATGAAAATGCATTGTCTTCTATTTACGAGAGACAATTTGCACTTGGAAGTTTATTTAAGTCACAAAATGGTTCTATATGGACTACAAATCAAAATCAAGATCTTAAATTTAAACTTTATAAAGCAGACTTTACTTCAAGTACGGGAACTGCATACTTCTATAATCCAGATTTAGACGAAAGTAATGATTACATATTAAAATTAAATAGTGATCCAATAAGAACTTTAACAAAAACTGCTACTATTGGTATTACTACTGTTCCTGGTAGTGATTCTTCATTAGTTGGAATATTAACAGTAGGACAAAAAATTGCTGGTGTTAGTGATAAAGGTGGTTCTGCTATTATTGTTGGTAGGGGAAGTTCTGTTAGTAACTTAGGAATTAAGACTACCGAAACAGGAGTTAATTATACTACCGATTCTTCTGTAGATACCTTTAATTTTGTTGGTAGTGGTTCTGGTCTAAGATTAAATATAACTAATGTAAATGCCACAACAGGTGCTATTTCAAAGGTAGCATTTACATCTGTTAAGGGTGAACGTGGAACTGGATATCAGATTGGTGATGTTATTGGTATTGTAACTTCTACTGCTGGAAATCAAGGTTCTGGTGCTAAAATTACTATTGCAGGAATATCAACGGACATAGATACTTTATTTGTTGAAAATATAGAAGGTGAAACTGGTTCTGTTGGATCTGGAAAAGAATTTGCTGTACAAAGTGCATCTGCTGGATTAGGATTAAGTTACTATAGTGATGCAACTGGTGGAGTAGTTGGATTGACTACTTATAAGATAAGAGAATCTACTTCAACGGGCGGTATACGTTCTGGAAACTATATTAAAGTATCTCATTTCAATCATGGAATGTATTCCAGTACTAATAAAGTAACATTAAGTAATATTGAATCAAGTGTAGCACCAACTACGTTAAGTGCCACATTAAGTAATACTGAAACAACTTTAGTCAGTGTTGCAAATACTTCTAATTTCTCAGTGTTTGAGGGACAAAATGTATCTGCAACCAATCCTGGATATATTAAAGTTGGTCAAGAAATTGTTAAATATAGTGCTGTAGGTTCTGGAACTCTTACTATTGATACTAATGGTAGAGGAACTGATTCTACTGTTATTTCTTCACATGAAAATAAGACTTCAGTTTACAAATATGAACTCAATGGAGTTTCTTTAAGAAGAGTAAATACAACCCATACTGTTGCTGAACCTATTACTATAGATGATTATCATATAGCAGTTGATATGTCAACAAATGGTGTTGATAGAAGTGTTGATGGAACACCAAGTGGATTCCCAAGACTTCAGTTCTCTAATGAGTCATCTGTTGGTGGTGATAATGTAAGAGCAACGGAGAACATAGCCTACACTGCTTTAGTTCCTAGTTATGATGTTATCACACCAGGATCATTAACTTCTGTTAGTGGTCAAATTAGAAGCGTTACAGGCACAAGTGCTGGCGGTTCAGAGGGTTCATTTAATGATAGTGGATTTGAACCCGTAGGAATTAATGTATTAAATTCGTTAACTTCACCTAGACTTGTATGTTCTAAGATAAATGAATCTACGTATTTAAGTGGTTTACCAAGAAATAAATCATTTACTACTGGAATAAATTTCTCATCTTCAGATAGTAATTTATCTCCAATACTTTACCTAGATACTGCATTTACAGAATTCAGAAATAGTCGTTTAAATAAACCAATAGTAGATTATCCTATTGATGGAAGAGTTAATTCAATTATAGATGATCCACATGCAGCAGTATATGTATCTAATACTATAAATTTAAATAATCCAGCAACGTCTCTTAAAGCATTTATATCTGCTTATAGACATTCATCTGCAGATTTTAGAGTGCTTTATAGTTTAGTAAGAGCAGATTCTGGTGAAGTTAATCAATCATTTGAATTATTCCCAGGGTATGATAATTTAACATTCAGTAATGAATCTGGATTTGAAGTTGTAGATCAATCTAAAAATAGTGGTCTACCAGATACTTTTGTTCCTGCTAGTTTATCTAATCAATTCTTAGAATATCAATTTACAGCAAATAATCTTGATTTATTTACTGGATATACAATTAAGATTGTAATGTCTGGAACTAATCAAGCATATCCACCAAGGTTGAAAGAATTAAGGACAATAGCAATAAGATGATTAAGGTTGAGGGTTATCCTAATTTATATCGAGATGAAAAAAGTGGTGCTATAGTTAATTGTGATTCTATAGGATATAATGAATATGTTAATTCTTTACGTCAAAAAGAATTGCAAAAAAATGAATTAGATAAGATGAAGCAAGATATTGATGAAATTAAATCACTTCTTAAATTATTGACAATGGATAAGAATATAAATATCTAAAGATAATATAGTATTTGGATGAATAATGGCAGTATACGTATCTAACATCACAATTGAACAGGGTTATGATTTTGATACCTCTTTTCAACTTGAGGATACAAGAACGAATGCTCCTCTCTATTTGGTTGGGGCTGCTTCAACAGCTCATTTGAGAAAAAGTTATTCTAGCAATAATTCAGTTTCATTTGGGACAACTATATCCCAACCAGAAAATGGAATTATTTCTATATCAATGGCAGCGTCTAAAACGTTGACATTGAAACCAGGTAGATATGTTTATGATGTAAAGATAACCACTAGTGGAAAAGATTATAAAGCTGTGGAAGGATCAGCATTAGTACGAGCCGGGGTAACTAGGTAATGCCAACGATAAACGATAGAATTGGATCTCAAAATGTAATTCGTGTACTATCCAATGCTTCTGCACCACCAACAAGAATAACCAATCTAACTGACGTTGATTCCACAAGGAAAGATGAAGATGGAATGCTTCTGGTATGGAATCTTTCAGACGAAAAATTTTATATGACCGATACCCTGGATGCTCCAGGGTATTATTTTTCTAGTGCTAGTGGAATAACAACATTTGCAGGATCGACAGATTCATCATCAACAACTAGTGGTGCGATAATTGTTGCTGGTGGTATAGGAATAGGAAAGAATTTAAATATAGGTAATGATTTAACAGTTGCTGGAATTGCAACTTTCTCGAATGAAATTGATATTAATGCTGCTGTTGATATATTAAATGGATTAAATGTTGCTGGAATTACAAGTGTAAAGTCACTTAGCATTGGATCCACACAAGTAATCAGTAGTGCAAGAGAACTTCAAAATATTTCATCACTTGATTCAACAACTACAGCAACAATTGAAGCTGCTATTAAAGTTGCACCAAATACATTTACAGATTTAAAAATTACTGGTATTTCTACCTTTATTGGTATTGCTACATTTGGTGGTGGTATTGCAGTTCAGGCAGGAGTATCTACCTTTGATGCTGCTGTTGATATTAATGCTGGTTTAGATGTAGATGGTCAAACTGACTTAGATGAATTAGTTGTTGCTGGAGTTGCTACATTTAGTAATACTGTTGATATCAATGGTGTTTTAGATATAGATGGTCAACTAGATGTAGATGAACTTGTAGTAGCTGGAGTATCAACATTCTCTGCTCTTGTAGATGCTAATGCTCGTCTTGATGTAGTAGGTGGTGCTAATATAGATCAAGTAAATGTTACTGGTGTTTCTACATTTGCTTCTGCTGTAGATATTAATGCTGCTGTAGATATTAATGCTGGTTTAGATGTTGATGGTCAAGCAGACTTAGATGAAGTCGTCGTTGCTGGTGTTGCTACATTCTCTGCTCTTATAGATGCCAATGCTCGTCTTGATGTAGTAGGTGGTGCTAATATAGATCAAGTAAATGTTACTGGTATTTCTTCATTCATACAACTTGATGTAAGCACTGGTGGATTAGATGTAGACGGAGAAACACAATTAGATGAACTTGTAGTTGCTGGTGTTTCTACATTTGCTTCTGCTGTAGATATTAATGCTGGTTTAGATGTTGATGGGCAAGCAGATTTAGATGAGGTAGTTGTTGCTGGTGTTGCTACATTCTCTTCTGCTGTTGATATTAATGCTGGTTTAGATGTAGATGGACAGACTGACTTAGATGAAGTCGTTGTTGCTGGAGTTGCTACATTTAGTAATACTGTTGATATCAATGGTGTTTTAGATATAGATGGTCAACTAGATGTAGATGAACTTGTAGTTGCTGGTGTTTCTACATTCTCATCTCTTGTTGATGTTAATAATCGTATTGATGTAGTAGGTGGTATAAATGGTGATCAATTATACGTTGCAATAGCAACGGTTACTAATACTGCTACTTTTCAAAGTGGTATAGTTGCAGAATCCAGTTTAAATGTTGATGGACAGACTGATTTAGATGTTCTCAATGTTGCCGAAACTGCTACGTTCTCTGCTCTTGTAGATGCCAATGCTCGTCTTGATGTTGCAGGTGGTGCTAATATAGATCAGTTAAATGTAGCAGGTATTGCTACATTTGGTGCCGTTGATATTAATGGTGTTTTAGATATAGATGGTCAACTAGATGTAGATGAACTTGTAGTTGGTGCAGCAGCAACATTTAGTTCTGCCGTTGATATTAATAGCACTCTAGATGTTGATGGTGATACTCAAGTAGATGATCTTAACGTTGCTGGTGTTGCTACATTCTCTTCTCTTCTTGATGCTAATAATCGTATTGATGTAGTTGGTGGAATTAATGTAGACCAGTTAAATGTTACTGGTGTTTCTACATTCGGTGATGATGTAACCATAACTGCTGGTGGTTTAAATGTTATATCAGGAATTGTAACTGCTACTGAACTAGATATAGGTACTGGTGGTATTGATGTTGATGGACAGACTGATTTAGATGAATTGGTTGTTGCTGGAATAGCAACATTCTCAACAGATGTAAATATTACTGGACTGCTTACCGCAGGAGCGATTGATGGAGGTGCGTATTAATGGCAAAACCAGCAAGTAGAGAGGAATTAACCAATTATTGTTTAAGACAATTAGGTGAACCTGTAGTTGAGATTAATGTTGCTGATGAGCAAATAGAGGATCTAATTGATGATGGTATACAATATTTCCAAGAACGTCATTTTGATGGCGTGGAAAGAATGTATTTAAAATATAAACTTACTGAAGATGATATTAATAGAGGACAGGCAACAAATGAGACTGGAAGTTCTAATACTTTAGGGATTACAACAACATCAGGTATTTCAACAACTGTTAGTGGTATGTCTGATATGACTAACAGTTTTTATGAGACATCTAATTTTATACAAGTTCCAGACTCAGTAATTGGTGTAGAAAAAATCTTTAAATTTGATAGTAGCACTATATCAGGTGGAATGTTTAGTATAAAGTATCAATTATTTTTGAATGATTTATACAAATTTAATTCTGTTGATTTATTACAATATTCAATGACAAAAACTTATCTTGAGGATATTGATTTTCTATTGACTACAGATAAGCAATTAAGATTTAATAAGAGGCAAGGTCGATTATATATTGATATGGATTGGGGTTCTGAAACTAAAGATACTTATTTAATTATTGATTGTTATAGGATTTTAGATCCTAATACTTTTACGAATGTATATAATGACAGTTTCCTTAAAAAATATGTGACTGCACTTATAAAACGACAGTGGGGTCAAAATTTGCTTAAATTTAGAGGAACTAAACTTCCTGGTGGAGTTGAACTTAATGGTCGAGAGTTATATGAAGATGCTCAAAGAGATCTTGATGATATCAAGCAAAGAATGATTCAAGAATATGAATTACCACCTTATGACTTTATTGGATAGTTATGACCTTAAATTCATATTTTCTACAAGGATCGGTTACAGAACAACATCTTATTCATGATTTAATCACGGAGCAGATACAAATTTATGGTGTTGAGGTATATTATCTTCCTAGAAAAATATTTAAAACTGATAATATTATAAAAGAGATTCAATCATCAAAATTTGATGATAGTTTTCTTCTAGAAGCATATGTTAATAATTATGATGGGTATGCACCTAATAGTGATGTAATGACTAAATTTGGATTGAAGTTGCAAAATGAAGTCAGTCTTACAATATCAAGAGAAAGATTTGAAGATTTTATTACACCATTCTTAGAAGGTATATCAGCTGGTATTAGAGAGGGAAGAATTACTGGATATGACTTTGGGGATTTAGTTAGTAGACCAAAAGAAGGTGATCTAATTTATTTCCCTCTAGGTGAAAGATTATTTGAAATTAAGAGAGTAGAGCATGAAAAACCATTTTACCAATTAGGTAGTCTTTATACTTATGATTTAAGTTGTGAATTATTTGAATATGAAAATGAACTTATCGATACAAGTATTGATGAAGTTGATAATACTGTAGAGGATGAAGGATATATAACAACTGTTAATTTGGTTGGTCTTGGAATAACTGCTACTGCAACTGCTGGTATATCAAGTGGTTGTATCAGGGAAATATTCTTGAATAATGATGGTTCTGGTTATACATCAACACCAACAGTTTCAATTGGTGCTGCTCCTGCAGGAGGATTTACTGCTAGTGCAGTTGCTATCACTACTTCTAGATCAAATATTACTTCAATCTATAGAATTGAAATGACTAATACTGGTGCTGGATATACAGAGGCACCAATAATCACAATTAGTGGTGGTGGAGGTAGTGGAGCTGCTGCTACTTGTTCTATATCAACTAGTTTTGGTATACAAAGTGTTGTTGTTGCTGCAGGTGCTACTGGTTATTCATCTACACCACTATCTACAGTTACTGCTCCTCCATCTGGAATCAATACTGCTATAATAAGTCCAGTATTAGAAACTGAATCTGGTGCTGGAATTAGCACTATTAGAATAATAAATTCTGGTATTGGATATACTGTTGTTCCAACTATTGTATTCAATACTCCAGGAACTGGTATTGGTACATTCTACTATAATGAAGATGTTACAGGTCAGAGTTCTGGAGTTACTGCAAAAGTTAGAAACTTTAGGAAGGATACTGATGAAAATGCAGTTGATCCACCAACTACTTTACAGGTAGCACTAAATACAGGTAAGTTCTATGACGGTGAAATAGTCGTCGGTTCAATATCTACTGCTACATATCTTGTTAAGAACCATGATTTAGATGCTTTTGATCAAACATGGGAAACTAATGAAGATATAGAAACAGAAGCAGATGACTTACTTGACTTTACAGAATCAAATCCATTTGGAGATTATTAATGTTAGGAACATATTACTATCACGAAATTATAAGAAAAACCATTATTTCTTTTGGTACTTTGTTTAATAATATCAATATTAAACATAAGAAGGCTGATGGAACAATTCTTGATGATATTAAAGTAGGTCTTTCTTATGGACCACAACAAAAGTATTTGGCAAAAATACAAGAGCAAGCACAGTTATCAAAACCAATTGCTATTACTTTGCCTAGAATGTCATTTGAGATGAATAATATTGCTTATGATGCTGCAAGAAAAACAGGTGTTACTCAGACATTTAAAGCAAAAGATGGAGATAAAATAAAGAAGGTTTATATGCCTGTTCCTTATAATATTGGGTTTGAATTAAATATTTTTAGTAAATTGAATGATGATGCATTACAAATTATTGAACAGATAATGCCATATTTTCAACCATCATTTACTTTGACTGTAGATTTAGTATCTGCTATTGGAGAAAAAAGAGATATCCCTGTTATTTTAGATAATATATCATTTCAGGATGATTATGAAGGAAGTTTTGAGGTTAGAAGAGCATTAGTTTATACAATGCAATTTACTGCAAAAACATATTTATTTGGACCAGTTGCTCAGACATCTGACGGACTTATTAAGAAAGTTATTGTTGATAAGTATTCTGGTACAGATACGTCAACTGCTAAACGTGAAATGAGATATACTGTTGTTCCTGATCCAATTACTGCTGGTCCAGATGATGATTTTGGATTTACTGATTCTTGGTCTGATGTTTCATCTTCAACTAATTCTATGGATGCAGGTAAGGATTACAGTCCAACAAGACAAATTGACGTTTAAATCATGACTAGTAGTTACGATCCTATCAATGAAGCACTTAATACTACTAGTAGTATTGAGATTAGTAATATTGAAGATACTGGATCTTTAAGAAAAAAAGATACTTTAAAAAATATTACAGATGATATTGATAAAGATTATGAATATACACGTGCTAATTTATATTCATTAATAGAGAAAGGACAGGAATCTCTTAATGGTATAATGGAATTGGCAGGTGAAAGTGCAAGTCCAAGAGCATATGAAGTGGCAGGTCAAATAATTAAGTCAGTTGCTGATACTACTGATAAATTGATGGAACTTCAAAAGAAAGTTAAAGAAGTTGATGAGGAAAAGGTAAAAGGTCCTAGTCAAGTTACTAATAATGCTTTATTTGTAGGTTCAACATCTGATTTATCCAGAATTCTAAAAGAACAAGGATTAATTGATAATAAACGTGGGTGATAAATTATGTCTGTTAATGATGTATATCTTGGTAATCCCAATCTAAAAAAAGCAAATACACAAATTCAATTTACTCAGGATAATATTCTTGAGTTTTTGAAGTGTAAAGATGATCCAATATATTTTACTAGAAAGTATATAAAAATTGTTTCTCTTGACGATGGATTAGTTCCTTTTAATATGTACGATTTCCAAGAGAAATTGATTAAAAGATTCCATGAGAATAGATTTAATATCTGTAAGATGCCTCGACAGACAGGTAAATCTACCACTTGTATATCATACCTCTTACACTATGCAGTTTTCAACGATAATGTCAACATTGCTGTTTTGGCAAACAAAGCGTCCACAGCTAGAGATTTACTTGGCAGATTGCAACTTGCATATGAAAATTTACCTTCATGGATGCAACAAGGTATAATTTCGTGGAATAAAGGTTCTTTAGAATTAGAAAATGGTTCTAAGATATCAGCAAACTCTACTTCATCATCTGCTGTTCGTGGTGGTTCTTACAACGTTATATTCCTTGATGAGTTTGCATTCATCCCAAATCATATTGCGGATGATTTCTTTGCATCTGTATATCCTACAATTACTTCTGGACAATCAACTAAGGTTATCATAGTTTCTACTCCACGGGGTATGAATCATTTTTATCGTATGTGGCACGATAGTGAAAAGGGAAAGAGTGCATATGTGCCAACTGATGTTCACTGGAGTGAAGTTCCAGGTAGAGATGCTGTATGGAAAGAACAAACAATTGCAAACACATCAGAACAACAGTTTAAGATTGAGTTTGAATGTGAGTTCTTAGGTTCTGTTAATACTCTCATTAGTGCGACAAAGCTTAGAAATTTAGTATATGAAGATCCTATAAAAAGGAATGCTGGATTAGATATCTATGAACAACCAATAAAAGAACATAATTATATTGTTACAGTTGATGTTGCTAGAGGATTAGGAAATGACTATTCAGCATTTATTGTTTTTGATACTACAGAGTTTCCATATAAGGTAGTTGCAAAGTATAGGAATAATGAAATCAAACCAATGCTATTTCCAAATATTATACTTGATATTGCTAAAGCATATAATCAAGCATATTTGTTAATAGAAGTAAATGATATAGGAGATCAAGTAGCAAGCATTCTTCAATATGATCTTGAATATGAAAATCTTTTAATGTCTTCAATGAGAGGAAGAAATGGTCAAGTTGTAGGACAAGGATTTTCTGGAAAGAAAACTCAACTTGGTGTAAGAATGACATCTGCAGTTAAAAAATTAGGTTGCTCTAATTTGAAGACTATGCTTGAGGATGATAAAATACTTACATGTGATTATGATATTATTTCAGAATTAACAACATTTGCACAAAAACATAACTCATTTGAAGCAGAAGAGGGGTGTAATGATGACTTAGCAATGTGTCTTGTTATATTTGCATGGTTAGTAGCACAAGATTATTTTAAGGAAATGACTGATAATGATGTTCGTAAGAGAATTTATGAGGAACAGAAAAATCAAATAGAACAAGATATGGCACCATTTGGTTTTATTTCAGATGGGTTTGAAGATATGGATAGTTTTGTAGATGAGGGTGGAGATAGATGGCATACTGATGAATATGGTGATCGTTCTTATATGTGGGATTATATGTAATGCCTAGAGTTAAATTACCTGAGTGGCTTAGGAATGAAATTAAAAAAATTGTTAGAGAAGCAATGAATGAATGGACTTCCGAATGCCAGTATCTTACACAGGATAAAGGAAACGGAACTTATTATTGTTCCAAAAAAGATTGTGAAGGAGTAAGATTTTCTGATGAAACTGACTGATGAAAATGTAATTAAAGTTCTTGAAGAACTATTACCATATATCGAAGCTGATGGTGGATGGTTGGAGTATGTAGAAACAGTAGATGGATATGTTAAAGTAAGATTAGGAGGTGCTTGTGCTTCATGTGCTATGAGTACTATAACATTGAGAGATGGTATACAGAAAAAGTTAATGATGGAAATACCAGATGTTATGGGGGTGATACAAGTTTTGTAAATGAATATAGAAGAACAGTTTGATTTGGGAGATTTACTCTTACAAGAAAGAAAATGTAGGGTTTGCAATCAAGTAAAAAATTTAATAGATGGTTATTATAGAACACATAAAAATAGATTGTCATTACCTTCTTCATATGCATATGAATGTAAGGCATGTACAATAAAAAGAATTGTTAATAGTAGGAAAAATAAGAGACCTTCTAACGAATGGATATATCCTGATTGGTAATGTTCATGTACTGTTTCCCCAACGTAAAAAGACATTTTGATAAATATTTTTAGAATAAATTTGGATTACGAGAGGAATTAAGATGCCGATAAATCTAGCATCTCCTGGAATTGTTGTAAAGGAAGTAGACTTAACTGTAGGAAGAGTCGATCCAACATCAGGAACCGTTGGTGGACTGGTTGGACCTTTTACAAAAGGACCAGTAGAATTACCAACAGTTATTGCTAATGAGAATGATTTATTAAATACCTTTGGAAAACCAAATAGTATTGATAAACAATATGAAACTTGGTTGGTTGCATCATCATTCTTAGCATATGGTGGGGCATTAAGGGTTGTAAGAGCAGACGATGATAATTTATACAATGGAGCAGTTAATACATCAGGTGTTTCAACTACTGCTGCAGCATTAAAAATTAAGAGTGTTGAGCATTATGAGCAACTTGGTTATGATGATAATACTATTTCAAATATAACTGTCGCAGCACGAAATCCTGGTTCTTGGTCTAATGGAATAAGAATAGGAATTATTGATGGAAAAGCAGATCAGTGTTTGGGTGTTAGTAGTATTCCTGCAACTACAAGTGATTGGGTTGGATATGGAGTAACGCAAGCAATTTCAGCAACTTTACCTGGAGTTGGTTCAACAACACTTCTTGATGGATACCTAAAAGGAATTATTACTGGAGTTAGTACTACTGGTTATTCTGCTGCTGGCGACAAGTATACAACAGTTCAAGAAGGAACTTTAGAAATAAAAGTTATTTCTCATGTTTCTGCTGGTAATACTGAAACACCTGTAGAATATCAACCAAATGGTGTATACAGATTTACAACTGGAACAGCAACAACTACAGGTCATAACGGCATACAAGTAATGACTAATGCTGGTGCTACAGTAACTTCTTTAGGTTCTACCGTACATTCTTCTGAAGATTGGTTCGATAAGCAAGTTCTTTATACTTCATCAGGAAATCCTGGAGTAGCAAGTACAATAACTACTATTCAATGGAGTTCAATTGTAGATAGACCAACTACTACAGAATTTGCTGTAGATAGAGGTGCTAAGAATGATGAACTTCATGTTGTAGTAATTGATGGTGAAGGAAAAGTTAGTGGAAATGCTGGAACAATTTTAGAGAGGCATACAGGTCTTTCTAAGGCAAAAGATGCTGAATTCTCAGCAGGTTCTCCTTCTTATTGGAGAAAGTATCTTAAGAATAACTCATCTTATATCTTTGGTGGAGGAGCTCCTATAGGAATTACTACATCTGGATTTAGTTCAGGTTGGACTAAGCAAGCAGACCAAGCATGGGATCAAGATGCAGATGGCATCATATTTGGTTCAAGTGGTACTAAGAATTATAAGATAGTTAACGGTGAAGATTATAAGAGAAATCTAAATGCTGACGGTACAGTCGGTGTTATAACAACAGGAGGATTAACAGCATCTGTTGCTAAACTAGCAACTGGATATAAACTCTTTGAGAATGCTGATAATTATGCTGTAGATTTCTTACTTATGGGATCTGCAAATCATGTTAAAACAGAAGCACAGTCATTAGCAAATCAAGTTATTGCTGTTGCTGACATTAGAAAAGATGCACTTGCATTCATCAGTCCATATAGAGGAGCATTCCTTACTGATACTTCAGTTGGATCTGTTACAGTCAATAATGATGAGACAATAACGAATAATGTTGTTGGTTTCTACTCACCATTAACATCTTCATCATATGCAGTATTCGATAGTGGATACAAGTATATGTTTGATAGATTTGATAATGCATTTAGATATGTTCCATTGAATGGAGATCTTGCAGGGTTATGTGTTAGAACTGATATCACTAATTTCCCATGGTTCTCTCCAGCAGGAACTGCAAGAGGAGCAATTTTGAATGCAGTAAAACTAACTTACAATCCATCTAAATCTCAAAGGGATCTTCTATATACCAATAGAATTAACCCTGTAATCTTCTCACCAGGATCTGGAATTATCTTATTCGGTGATAAAACTGGACTTGGAAGATCATCAGCATTTGATAGAATTAACGTTCGTAGATTATTCTTATATCTCGAAAATGCAATTTCTTCTGCTGCTAAGGATCAACTCTTCGAATTTAATGATGAAATTACAAGAACAAACTTTGTAAATATTGTTGAACCTTTCTTACGTGATGTTCAGGCTAAGCGAGGAATTCAGGATTATGTTGTTATCTGTGATGAGACAAATAACACTGCTGCTGTTATAGATAATAATGAGTTTGTGGCTGACATCTTCATTAAACCAGCAAGGTCGATTAACTTCATCGGTCTAACCTTCGTTGCCACCAGAACTGGTGTTGCTTTTGAAGAAGTAATTGGTAACGTTTAATTCCACTAGAGGTATAAAAAACTATGGCAACACGTCAACAACAAAACACCACTCCAATACGGACAATTAGTGATTTTAAAAGTAGATTATCTGGTGGTGGTGCTAGACCGAATCTATTTGAAGTAGAATTAGCATTTCCCAATGCAGTAGCAATTGATAATGATGTCTTACAGAAATCAAGATTTCTTGTTAAGGCAGCTGCATTACCAGCATCTACGATTGCTCCTATTGATGTTCCATTCAGGGGTCGTATTTTAAAGATTGCTGGAGACAGAACATTTGAAACTTGGACTATTACAGTTCTTAATGACACAGACTTCTCTATTCGTTCTGCTTTTGAAAAGTGGATGAATACTATTAACAAAATGTCTGATGCTACTGGAATAGTTGATCCAGAAGCATATCAAAAAGATGCTGTTGTTAAGCAACTAGATCGTGATGGAAGTGTACTCAGATCTTACAAGTTCTGGGATATTTTTCCAACTAATATCTCTACTATTGATCTAAGTTACGAAACGACTGATACTCTTGAAGAGTTCACCGTAGAACTACAAGTTCAGTGGTGGGAAGCTTATAAAGGCACTTCTATCTCAGCTGGCGGTGAAGATATCGTCTAAATAGTGCTATAATAGTAGGAAAACAAATTATACTATGGCAAGACTTTTTGGCTTTTCTATTGGAGACAAAGAAAAGAAATCAAATTCTATAATATCCCCTGTCCCCAAGAATAATGAGGACGGGGTTGATAATTATATTACTAGTTCTTTTTATGGTTCTTATTTAGATATTGAAGGGCAATTTCGTACAGAATCGGATTTAATAAAAAGATATAGAGAAATGGCATTACACCCAGAGTGTGATGGTGCTATTGAGGATGTTATAAATGAAGCAATAGTTAGTGACTTATATGATTCTCCTATTGAAATTGAACTTTCCAATTTAAATGCTAGTGATAAATTAAAAAAAATAATTAGAGAAGAATTTAAAAATATTAAAGAAATACTAGATTTTGATAAAAAATCCCACGAAATACTTAGAAATTGGTATGTCGATGGGAGATTATTTTATTTCAAAGTAATTGATCAGAAAAAACCTGAAGATGGAATAAAGGATCTAAGGTATATTGATCCTATGAAGATGCGATATGTTAGACAGGAGAAGAAGAAAGGTAAGAATGATTATATGAATGTAAAAATGAATAGTCAGGGTAATAACGAAACAGTTGTGACACCTGAACTTGAAGAATATTTTGTATATACTCCTAAAGCAGTTTATCCAACAGGAAATTTAAGTGGTGGAAATAATGGCAGTAAGGGCGTTAAGATTGCAAAAGATTCTGTCACATATGTTACTTCAGGACTAGTAGATAGAAATAAAGGAACTTGTCTTTCATATCTTCATAAAGCAATCAAGGCACTTAATCAACTTAGAATGATTGAAGATAGCCTTGTAATCTATAGATTATCAAGAGCACCAGAGAGAAGAATATTTTATATTGATGTTGGTAATCTTCCAAAGATTAAAGCAGAACAGTACCTCAAAGAGGTAATGGGTCGTTATAGAAATAAACTGGTATATGATGCAAATACTGGTGAAATTCGTGATGACAGAAAGTTCATGTCTATGATGGAAGATTTCTGGTTACCACGTAGAGAAGGTGGTAGAGGAACAGAAATTACAACACTTCCTGGTGGACAAAACCTTGGAGAACTTGCTGACATTGAGTATTTCCAAAAGAAACTTTATAGAGCATTAGGTGTTCCAGAATCTAGAATTGCTGCAGATGGTGGATTTAATTTAGGTCGTTCATCTGAGATATTAAGAGATGAACTTAAGTTCTCTAAATTTGTAGGACGTTTAAGAAAGCGTTTTGCACATATGTTCACAGATATGCTTAAGACTCAATTAATTCTTAAGAATATCGTTACTCCTGAAGATTGGGAAGTAATTAGTGAGCATATCCAATATGATTTCTTATATGACAATCAGTTTGCTGAATTAAAAGAAACTGAGATGATGAATGAGAGATTAGGAACTCTTGCTACTATTGAACCTTATATTGGTAGGTATTATTCCAATCAATGGGTTCGTAAAAATGTACTTCGTCAAACTGATACTGAAATGATAGAAATGGACGAACAAATAGAACAGGAAATTGAAGATGGTATAATACCAGATCCTAGTGCAATTGATCCAATAACTGGAGAACCATTACCAGCAGAAGGTGATATGGGAATGATGGGTGAAGTCCCAATGGAACCAGAAATTGATGGTGGAATTACTAATGCTCAGTTAGGAAAAGACACTAAGAAGGCAGAGATATAAATAAAGAATAGGATTATATTAAATTTTCATGGAAGAAATCG